AGCTTGGCGCGGTGCGCGTGACTCTGGGGATCTGATGATCAAGCTCTGACCTGCGGTTATGTCGATCGGCTGGTTCGGTGTCCGGGCCGGGGGCACCGACTGGCTACTGTCACGAGACTGCATCAGTGCAGGTCAGAGTGCAGATTGGCGTCACACGCCCGGCTATCCTGGTCTCATGAAGACGAAGCGCTGCGAGCACTGCCGGGAGCACCTCGGTGCCAGGCATGCTCACAACGCACGCTTCTGCTCCGGCCGCTGCCGCACCGCCGCGCACCGTGCGGGCCGGCGTCAGACGGATCCGATCCCGTCAGCTATGGCGCGCCGTCGGCAGTGGGTTCGCCGGACGGACCGCAAGGTCCCTCTCTCGGTCGTCGGCCCCAAGGTGCGGCCAGCCTCTTCTGTCGATCCTGAGACGTGGGCGAGCTACAGCGCGGTCAGCCGCTCGACGGCAGGCGTGGGCGTCGGGTTCGTCCTGAGCAGCGCGGACCGGCTGGTGTGCATCGACCTCGATCACGCGTTGCTGGATGGTGAGCTGCGGCCTTGGGCTCGAAGGATCGTCGAGCGGCTGCCGGAGACGTACATCGAGGTCTCACCATCAGGTTCCGGCCTGCACGTCTGGGGCTTCGGAACGGTGGGGCGTGGCCGCCGGATCCGTAGGGGTGATTCGGCTATTGAGGTGTACGACCGTGGCCGCTACATCACGGTGACCTGTGAGCCCTTCGAGAACGCCCCGTCGAAGTTGGCGGACTTGACACAGGTGATCGCTGACTTGCTGTGAGGCGTCAGCGTCGCCTGACAGAATGAGAGAACCTCGGCGGGTGCGCTAACACCCCCGAGGCGTGACCGACTGTGTAGGAGTCGATGTGGGACAGCGTACCTGCGCTCAATGCGGCGTGGACATCTCGGACCGCCACGCGCGCGCTCGCTACTGCGCCCCGAAGTGCCGCAAGGCCGCTGAGGTGGCCAAGCGCGATCCGGACAAGTGGCGCGCTAAGGATCAGGCCAGGCGGGCGGAGCAACTCGCACAGTTGGGGCCACGAGCCTGCGCCTCGTGCGGCACCTCCATCGACCACCGCCCGCCGCATGCGAAGTACTGCGGAAAGCCGTGCGCCAAGCGGGCCGAGTTGATCCGCGACCGAGCGGTCAGGGCGGAACGCACCAGGGCGTGGGCGCTTGCGAACCCCGAGTACATCAAGCGGTGGGCGGCAGAGAACGCAGATCTGAAGCGCGCTGCAGTGCGACGCTCGTACCTACGACACCGTGAAGTTCGGCGGGCCGACAACCGGGCCTGGGAGGCCCGGAATCCTGGCGCTGCGAAGCTTCGGGCCGCTCGAAGGCGCCTGCTGAAGTTGGGCTGCTCGGCTGGCCTGGTCGTGACGTCTCGCGATGTACGCCGCCTGATCCACCGATACGGCGGACGCTGCGCCTACTGCGGCATCAAGCCGGGGAGCCTTCACCTTGACCACGTAGTTCCGATCGCCCGCGGTGGCCGTCACTCAATCGGAAACCTGCTGCCTGCCTGTCAGGACTGCAACCTGTCGAAGAACGCTACGCCCCTCTCGGTGTGGCGCCATCGGAGGGAGGGCGCTCGACATGGCCGGACGGGGGATGGCACCCAAGGCGACACGGTCGCGGGCACGCGACTCCAAGGCGCGCGATGCCGAGATGCGGAGCGTCGAGGACGACGGCGAGCTGCGCGGGCCGCCGCTGCCTGAGGGGGTCCTGCCGGACGGTGAGGACTGGCACCCGCGCACGAGGCAGTGGTGGGACACCTGGCGGCGCTCCCCTCAAGCTCAGACCTTCATCGACACCGACTGGGACTTTCTCCTGGACACGGCCCTTCTGCACGCCATCATGTGGAGCCGAGGGCGGTGGGAATTCGCGTCTGAGGTTCGGCTGCGGGCTGCGAAGTACGGGGCGACGCCGGAAGACCGGATGAGGTTGAAGCTGAAGATCGAGACTCCGGCGGATCGGTCGGCTCCGCCTGAGACGCCGCGGTCTACGTCGGACCGGCGAAAGAACCTGCGGATCGTTTCGGAGGATGCCGTGTAGGGGGTGCCATGCCGTGGCGCGGACCCCAGTACGACGGCGAGTTCCCTTCTCTCGGGCACCTCATCGTGGAGCACATCGAGGAGTTCCTCTGCCACGGTCCTGGCGACGTTGTCGGCGAGCCGATCGAACTGGACGATGAGTTCTACGCGTTCATCGTGAAGGCCTACCGGCTGGATCCGGAGACGGGCCGCCGTGTGTACCGGAGGGCGTTCCTGTCGCGGGCGAAGGGGCGGGCGAAGTCTGAGATCGCCGGGATGCTGGTGTGCGCGGAGGCGCTGTTCCCGGTTCGCTTCGACGGCTGGGATGCGAACGGGGAGCCGGTCGGCCGACCGGTGAAGTCGCCGTTCATCCGCTGCCTGGCTACGGAGGAAGGCCAGTCCGGCAACACCTACGACAACGTCTCCACGATGCTTGAGTACCTGATCGAGCATCATGGCGACGACTTCCCGGGCGTCGATATCGGCAAGTCGGCTCAGTCTTCGAGCCGGATCATCCTGCACCACCAGCGCGGCGAGATCACCCCGTCGACGGCTTCTTCCGCGGCGAAGGACGGTGGCAAGGAGACTTTCGCGGTCTTCGACGAGACGCATCTGTACGTGCTGCCGGAGCTGCGGCGAATGCATGGCACGGTGCGCCGGAACCTGCGGAAGCGTAAGGAAGCCGAGCCGTGGTGTCTTGAGACGTCGACGATGTACGAGCCGGGCCAGGATTCGGTTGCGGAGGCCACGCACACCTACTTCAAGGCCATCAAGGAAGGCCGGGTGCGCGACGCGGACGCAGCGGGGCTGCTGTTCGATCACCGGCAGGCCGCCGACGGTGTCGACCTCGCCGACCGTGAAGCTCTACTGGCAGGCCTCAAGGAGGCTTACGGGCCGGCCTCTGCCTGGATGGATCTGGACGGCATCATCGCGGAGATCTGGGATCCGCAGTCGGCGCCTTCGGATTCGCGCCGGTACTGGCTGAACCAGCCGGTTGCGGCAGAGGACGCGTTGCTGGATCCGGGCGAGTGGGCGAAGTGCGTTTCGGAGGAACGCCTGCGGGACGGTGACGAGATCGCGCTCGGCTTCGACGGCGGAAAGACCGATGACGCGACCGTGCTGCTGGCAATGCGTGTCTCGGACCGGCTTGTGCAGCCGCTCGGGATCTGGGAGCGCCCGGAAGGGCCGCTGGGGAAGAACTGGGAAGTCGACCGTAAGCAGGTGTCTGACCTGGTAGCGCACGCGTTCGGCCGCTACCAGGTTCGGGCGTTCTTCGCGGACGTCAAGCTGTGGGAGTCGTACATCGACGAGTGGGGCGAGACGTACCGGGATGAGCTGCTGGTGAAGGCATCCGTCAGGTCGGCGATCGGCTACGACATGCGTGGCCACCAGCAGGAGTTGACGAAGGCGACCGAGGCCCTGGTACAGGCGATCATCGACCGCAAGATCCTCCACACCGGCGATCCCGTGCTGACGCGGCATGTGGGGAATGCTCGGCGGCGGCCGAACAGGTGGGGCGTTTCGTTCGGCAAGGAGTCGCGGGAGTCGCCGAAGAAGGTCGACGGCTTTGCGGGCATGCAGTTGGCGGACATGGCGCGGCGGGCGTTGCTCGCCTCCCCGGAGTGGGCCAAGCGGCAGAAGAAGCGGAAGCGCACGGGTCGGGTTCACGGGTTTGCGTAGGGAGGTGGGCGGCGCGTGGCGGTGATGGGTGAGGATGCGGCGGTGTCGATGGCGCGGCGCCTGCTGAAGCTGCGGGATTCGGAGCAGGAGCGTCTGAACAAGATTCAGCGATACATGTGCGGCAAGCACGACAGCGTCTACGTGCCGAGAGGAGCGCGGGCGGAGTACCGGTGGCTGATCGAGCGGGCCCGGGTGAACATCCTGCCGCTGGTGGTCACTGTGGTGGCGCAGAACATGTACGTGGACGGCTACCGTCCGGCGGGCGGCGACGAGAACGCGGCGCCGTGGACGGTGTGGCAGGCGAATCGGATGGATGCTCGGCAGCACGGCATCCACCGGTCGGTTCTCACTTACGGGGCTGCGTATGCGGTGGTGATGCCAGGGAAGCCGGTCCCCGTGATCACGCCGTTCTCGCCGCGGCGCATGACGGCCCTGTACGCGGATCCGGTGAACGACGAGTGGCCGATCTTCGCGGTCGAGGACCGGCTGGAGAACACCGCGAAGGGGCAGCGGCGTGTGGTGCGGGTGTATGACGATCGGGCCCGGTACACGCTGGTGGGGGCTGCGGACGGCTCACAGTTGGCGCCGGACGGCGACCGGTGGGTGATGAGTCACAACCTCGGGGTGTGCCCGGTGGTGCGGTACGTCAACACCGCGGATCTCGACGGCGATGGCGTGGTCGGCGAGGTTGAGCCGCTGATCGACACGCAGGACCAGTTGAACATGACCACGTTCAACCTGCTGATGGCGCAACAGTATGCGGCGTTCCGTCAGCGCTGGGTGACCGGCATGGCGCCTCCGCTGGACGAGCAGGGCAATGCGATGGAGCCGTTCCGGTCCCGCGTCGACGGCCTGTTCGTCGCCGAGGACGTGGATACGAAGTTCGGCGAGTTCGGCGCCACGGATCTGAAGGGCTACTTGGATTCGAGGGAGTCGACGATTCGGCACGTCGCCACTCTGTCGCAGGTTCCCCCCTACCATCTGCTCGGCCAGATGGTGAACCTCTCCGCCGAGGCCCTGGCCGCGGCGCGCGACGGCCTGGATCGCAAGACGGACGAGCGTGAGTCGCTGTGCGGCGAGGGGCATGAGCAGATGCTGCGCCTGGTCGGTCTGGCTTCTGGGGATACGGTCGCTTGGGAAGACACCGCAGCGCAGGTCGTGTGGCGGGACACGTCGGCTCGTTCGCTGGCGCAGACGGTGGACGCGCTGGGCAAGCTGGTGACGATGCTCGGGGTTCCGCCACAGGAACTGTGGGAGAAGATCCCCGGCGTCACACAGACTGATGTGGAGCGTTGGAAGACGGCGGCGTCTGAAGGTGACGCCATGAACCGGCTGAACGGCATCATCGAGAAGCAGATGCAGCCTCCGCCCGACGCTCAGTTGCCGTCCGAGTCGCCTGTGGCGGCGTGAGGTGGCCGTCCGGCCGCAGCCTGCGCAGCGGTTCCGCCGGGTGCAGGCGCTTCTGGCTGCACAGATGGCTCAGCAGGTGCTCCGTGTGTGGCGTGAGCTGATGAACCCGGCGAAGGTGGATGCGTCGTGGCCGGCCGTGCGGTCTGCTCTGATGCCGATCGTGCAGCAGGCTCGTGCGCAGTCTTCGGTGTTGGCGCAGGCGGCGTACCGGGAGGCCCGCGCTGAGGCAGGTGTGGGTGCTGACGGTTTCGAGCCTTCGGGCCCGCTTCCGCTGGCGATCAAGCGCTTGGAATCGGCTCTGGATGTGACGGGGCCGGTGGAGTTCAAGAAGGCGATCGCTGCTGGCAAGAGTCCTCAGCAGGCGATGGATGCCGCTGCGGTGCGGATGGTGGGCTCCACGCAGTATCTCGCGCTTGAGGGCGGCCGGTCGGTGATGAAGGAGTCCATCGACGCCGACGAGCGGGCGACGGGTTGGGCGCGGGTCACCGACAGCGACCCTTGCGCGTGGTGCGCGATGCTCGCTTCCCGCGGGCCGGTCTACAAGTCGGCGAAGACGGCAGGAGATCCGCGGCAGGGCGGCAATCGCTATCACGACCATTGCTCTTGCCAGGCGTGGCCGGCGTTCACGAACGACGAACCCTTCATCGGCATCGCCGAGAAGCTCTATGACGACTGGCTGGCAGCAACGCGAGGCCGCGGCGGTACGCACGCCGTGAACGCGTTCCGCCGCTGGTGGGAGTCGGAAGGGCGCGCCGCCTATGCGGCACCTGAGCGTCCCTGACTCCCGAATCGGTGCCCCTTCGGGCCCGTTCAGCTCCACCGAGGCGCCCGCCGACATGGCCGGCGCCTTCCGCATGACCACCCCCGCGTCTGCCGACATGGCGGCGCACCCGACACGGGAGCCCATCAATGGCCGAGAACACTTCGGAGACCGCCGGCGGCACGCAGGCAGTCCCGACCCCCGCCGAAGCCGTCGCCGCGGGCCAGATCCCCGCCCAGACCCCGACCCAGCTCCCGCAGCAGCCAGCCGCGTCGGAGTCGAAGCCGGAGGTCACGGACTGGGAGGCCGAGGCGGCGAAGTGGAAGTCACTGTCCAGGCAGCATGAGCGGCAGCACCTGTCCGCACTCGGCTTCAAGTCGAAGGACGAGATCGACCATCTGCGGCAGGCGGCCCAGAAGTACGCCGAGTTCGAGGACACGCAAAAGTCCGAGCTCCAGCGGGCCAACGAACGAGCGCAGAGCGTCGAGCAGAAGCTCGCAGATCTGCAGTCGACGAACGCCCGCCTCATGGCCGCGGCCACGCACAACATCCCGCCGGACCTGATCGACCTTCTCGGCTCAGGCAGTGACGAGGAGATCAACGCGCGAGCCGAGGCGCTCGCCGAGCGCCTCAAGGCCACAGCGCCTCCCCCTGCCGCCACGCAACACCGGCCCGTCGAGTCGCTGACACCGGGCGCGGCCACCGCCTCCGGATCCGCGGAGGCGACCCCCGACCAGTGGATCCGCCGGATGGCCGGCCGTACCCCCTGACCTGAATCTCACCGCAGCACCGGAATCACCCGCACGGGGCCGGGGTCGCTGCATTTCCGAAAGGAGACCCCGTGCCTTACGACTCTCTGATCTCTCGGGACGCCAGCAACGATCCGCTGGTCCCGGAGCCGGTTTCGGCTCAGATCATCCAGGAGATGCCTGCCGCGTCCGCGCTGCTGCAGCGTGCCGCGCAGGTGCCGATGTCGACGAAGACGCAGCGGCAGCCCGTCCTCGACGTGATGCCGATCGCCTACTTCGTGGGCGGTGACACCGGTCTGAAGCAGACGTCGGCGCAGGACTGGAAGAACGTCGACCTGATCGTGGAGGAGATCGCGTCGATCGTGCCGATCCCCGAGGCGTACCTCGACGACGCGCAGATGCCGATCTGGGACCAGGTGCGTCCGCGTCTCGTGGAGGCGATCGGTGCGAAGCTGGACGGTGCGGCACTGTTCGGCACCGACAAGCCGTCGACGTGGCCGACTGCCGTGTACCAGTCGGCGGTCGCGGCGGGCAACGTCACGATCTCCGGTACCGGCGACGACTTCGCGCAGGACGTCGCCGTGGTCGCGGAGAAGGTCGCGCAGGACGGGTTCGCCGTGAACGGGTTCATGTCCCGGCCGGGCCTGACGTGGAAGCTGAACGGCCTGCGTTCGGCGGACGGCATCCCGATCTACCAGCCGAACCTGCAGGGCACGCCGGGCGGCACCCTGTACGGCTACCCGATGTCGGAGCTCACCAACGGCGCCTGGGACACGTCGGAGGCGGAGCTGCTGATGGGTGACTGGCGCAAGGCGATCGTCGGCATGCGGCAGGACATCAGCTTCAAGCTGTTCACCGAGGGCGTCATCTCCGACGACGACGGCAAGGTCATCCTCAACCTGATGCAGCAGGACTCCGTCGCGATGCGCGTCGTGATGCGGGTGGCGTTCGCCACGGCCAACCCGGCGACGCGTCTGAACAGCAACTCGGCGACCCGCTCGCCGTTCGGCGTGGTTCAGGCGACGACCGCCGCGTCCTGACCGAGTACGGCCGGCGGCCTCCCCAGGGGGCTGTCGGCCGTCGGTAGATCGGAGTTCCTGTTGCGGGTGCTGGCGATGCTGCACGCCTATCCTCCGGGCCACAATGCGGGTGCGGAGTGGGCGGCTCACAGCCTGCTGCGCGAGCTGGTGGTGCGCGGGTATGAGGTGGATGTTCTGCTGTCGGATCCTCGGTCGGCGGATGTCGGGTACGAGATCGATGGCGTGAGCGTGCACCCGTACCGGGGCAAGGCCGATCCGTCGCCGTGGATGCGCGGCGAGGGCCGTGCGCGGGTGATTGTGACGCATCTGGAGAACACGGCCCGCGCGTCGGTGCTGGGTGAGTTGAACCGGATCCCGGTGGTGCATCTGCTGCACAACACCTTCGAGAAGTCGAAGGCGTGGCTGGTGAAGGGCGCCCCGTCGCTGGTGGTGTACAACACGGCGTGGATGAAGGCGGATGCGGAGGCGTGGTGGCGGCGCAACCGCGGGGACCGTCCGATGCCGTGGGGCATCACTGTGCACCCACCGGTTGCGGTCGCCGACTACCTGGCGTCGCCGGGGGATCGGGTCACGCTGGTCAACTTGACGGAGGAGAAGGGCGCGAAGGTCTTCTACGCGCTCGCCGAGCGTATGCCGCGCCGTAAGTTCCTTGGCGTGATCGGCGGTTACGGGGCTCAGATCGTGCGTGAGGATCTTCCGAACGTGGAGATCGTCCCGCACACGCCGGGGGACCGCATGGCGAAGGACGTGTACGCGCGTACCCGGGTGCTCCTGGCGCCGTCGGTGTACGAGTCCTACGGGCGAGTCGCCGTCGAGGCGATGTGCTCCGGGATTCCCGTGGTCGCGCACCCGACCCCGGGCCTCATGGAATCCCTGGGGGAGGCCGGCGTTTTCGCCGACCGGGACGACTTGGACGCGTGGGAGGCCGCAGTGAAGCGCCTGTTCTCGCCGAAGGTGTACCCGCAGGCTTCGAAGGCTTCCGCAGCGCGTGCGGCGGAGCTCGATCCGGGTCCGGAGCTCGATCTGTGGTGCCAAGCCGTGGAGGGGGTGGCTCGCCGTGGATCCCCTCGCTAGCCTCACCGACCTTTCGGATCGTCTTGGGCGTCCGCTCACTGTCGCCGAGGAAGCGCGGGCTTCGGCTCTGCTCGCCGACGCTTCGGCGAAGGTCCGTTCGTACACGAAGCAGAACTTCACCCGCACCGACGATGAGACCGTGGTGGTGCGGGCCCAGCAGGGGGAGATCCGGCTGCCGCAGCGCCCGGTCATCGACGTGACGGCCGTGGTGGCGATCGGCGCCGGCGGGGCCCCGGATGTGCCGGTGGTGGGCTGGCGGTGGGACGGCTTGGACATCATCCGTGTGGCGGCCGACACTTCCGTCATCAACTTGCCGGAGGACTGGTACGACGACGTTGAGGCGTATCCGGGCACCTACCGCGTCGTCTACAGCCACGGTGACGCCCAGGTGCCGGACATTGTGGTCGCCGTCGTCGCCCGGATGGCGCTGCGAACCTTGACCGCCCCGACGATGGCGGGCGGGATCACGGGGGAGACGATCGGCCCGTACACGTACCGCACGGACGGCTCTGGTGTCGGCACGGCTGTGCTGATGACGGACGAGGATCGCCGGGAGCTTGCCGATGCCGGGTTCCGGCCGAAGGCGGGCATGTCGATGGTGAGGTACCGGTGACGGGCGCGCTGAACGTGGTGGCCCGGGTGCACGCCTATCCGCCCGATCACAATGCGGGTGCGGAGTGGGCGCTGCATGAGATGCTGCGGGCTCTCGTCGGGCGGGGCCATGAGGTGTCGGTGTGGCTGTCGCGGCAGGCGGCGAGCCGCGAGCCGTACAGCGTGGATGGTGTGCGGGTCGTGCCGCATGCGGGCGGCGGCGATGCCCGGTTCGCTCGGGCCGTGGCCAGGGCGAGCGCGGTGGTCAGTCATCTGGAGAACGTGCCGGGCGCAGCCTGCTTGGCCCGCGGGTTCGGCAAGCCGCTGATCGTTGTATGCCACAACACGTTCGGCCTCACGTGGCAGCCCATGCTGGAGGGGTCTTCGGCGCTGGCGGTGGTGAACTCGCAGTGGATGCTGGCGAAGGCCGAGGAAGTCTTCGACGGGCAGAGGTGTCGTCCGGATCGGATGCTGGTGGTGCGGCCTCCGGTGTGGCCGGAGGAGTACCGGGCGCCGCGCGGCGACTGCATCACGCTGGTGAACTGCACTGTGACCAAGGGTGTGCGGGTGCTGGCCGAACTCGCGGAGCGCATGCCGGAGCGGAAGTTCCTTGCGGTGAAGGGCGGCTACGGGGAGCAGGAGCCTCCGGTGCTGGACAACGTGCTCGTGCTGGATCATCTGCCGGGGCGGGAGATGCGGGACGCGGTGTATGCGCGGACGCGTCTGCTGCTGATGCCGTCGGACTACGAGTCGTGGGGCCGGGTGGGTGTGGAGGCGATGTCCTCCGGCATCCCTGTCCTGGCGCACCCGACCGCAGGGCTCACCGAGTCTTTGGCGGGCGCGGGAATCTTCTGTGATCGCGACGACGTGGATGCGTGGCAGGCCGAGATCGAGCGGCTCGATGACCGCGACGCGTACCAGGCGGCCTCACGGAAGGCGAGAGCCCGCTCGAAGGCCCTCGATCCGGCAGCCGATTTGGCGGCCTGGTGCGAGGCGGTCGAGGAGGTGGCTCGTGCACGAACTGCCGCACGGTGACACGGTCACGATTCTGCGCCCCGGCTCGCCAAGCCGGGACGTCTACGGGAACGACGTGCCGGGCCCGCCGACGGAGATCCCCGTCCCAGGGTGTGCGGTGGCACCCCGGGACGGGACGGGCTCCGGCACGAACGAACTCACGGACGCCCGGGACACGGTCATCTCGGGCCTGATGCTGTACGCGCCCTACGGCACCGACATACGGGCCACCGACCAGATCCGCGTGGACGGGGACGTCTACACGGTGGAGGGCCGCGCGGGCAGCTTCCGGTCGCCGTTCACCGGGTCGACGGGACCGGTCGTGGTGGCGTTGGAGCGAGTGACCGGCTAGTTACGGGCATGTTCGACGGCCGCCACGAGTTTCTGCGCGGCGTCGTTGCTGCTGCGGCGAATGGACAGGCTATGCGGGTCACTGAGTGGTGGGCGCCCGCCCTGCGCGAGTCCCGACTTCTCGCCTGCCGGAAGGCTGCCGGGCAGCACGAACTGCACGTAGCCGTGCATGAGGAGCGTGCCCGGCTTGAAGCGGGTTCCGGTGACGTCGGCGGCCCGGATCCGTACAGGCGCCGGCTTCGGTCCGACGGGTGTCTTGGTGATGGTCACCCACTCTCCGTCGAAGTGGATGCTGCCGAGCACTCCCTTGACCTGAATGTCCATGTCCGCCCCCAGCGGCTTGAGTTGCAGGAGGGGCTATGGCAGCACGGTTCAAGATGAAGCGCAAAGGTGTCGGCGAGATGCTGCGGATGCCTGGTATGCAGGCGGAGATGCTGCGCCGCGCCGAGGTCATCAAGGCGATTGCGGCTGCCACGTCGCCGGTGTACGAGAAGGGGCCGCACGTCGGGCACTACAAGGCGTCGTGGGAGACGGACAGCACCAGCCGAGGCGGCCGTCGGCGTGACCGGGCGGTGGGCTACGTGCGGAACACGTCCAGGTACGCACGGTTCGTGGAGTACGGCACTGAACGGGTTGTGGCGCATCACGTCCTGCTTCGGGCTGCGCAGGCGGGCGGGGCGGACTGATGTGGCCCGACGCAGAAGCCGAACTGGCGGCGTGGCTCACGGCGGTGTTGGACGTGCGGCACGTCACGGACCTCCCCGCAGACCTCGCAGACGTTCTGCCGATCAACCAGCTGCAGCGGGTTGGCGGCGACGATGACGGGATCCGCTTGGAACGGGCCCTCGTCACGGTGGACAGCTACGCCTCCGACCGTGCAGCGGCGTCCTTGCTGGCCAGGAGGACCCGCAATGCGCTGGTCGTGACCTTGAGGGGCGTACAGACCACGAATGCGGTGTTCGGCCGGGTGTCGACGATTTCGGCGCCCGCATGGCGCGACTACGAGAATCCGGCGCTGCGACGCATGGGCGCTACCTACGAAATCTACTTCCACCCGGTCTCCTGACCGGCCGAGGGCCCGCGCCGGACCTTCAAGTTCCCGCCCGTGCGCGGGCTTCACCATGTCTGGAGACAACGATGGTCAACATCACCCGCGCAGCGGACCTGCTGGAGGTCGGTGCGAATGGCGCCGGCTGGACGGCTCCGCTCGGTACGGCGTCGCCTGGCGATCCGGAGGTGCAGCCGCTGGCGCCGTGGGCGCCGTTGGGCGCGATCTCGGACGACGGTCTGGTGCAGGGTTTCGAGGAGGACACGCAGTCGTTCACGCCGTGGGGGTATACGGCGCCGATCCGCACCACGATCACGTCGTCGCTGCGGACGTTCGGGCTGACGGTGTGGGAGGTGGGCCGGACGACGGTGCAGTCGCTGCAGTACCGGCTCGATGTCGCGGATCTGGCGCCGGTGTCGGGTCTGACGTCGTTCGCGGAGACCGCGTCTCCGGTGCCGGACCGGCGCGCGTTCTGGTTCGTCGTCCTGGACGGCGACTCCTTCCAGCGCGGCTTCTACGTCCCGGAGGGTGAGATCACGGAGCGCTCGGACGTCACACACAAGCAGGACGAGATCGCCGGCTTCGAGTGGACGATCACGGCCTACCCGGACGCGTCCGGCAACACGGTCTACCACTTCGACCGGGTGCCGGAGACCGCGGCGTACACCGGGTCCTGAGCGGGTGGGCGGGTCGACATAGCCAGCCGGCGCGGGCCCGGCCCGCCCACCTTTCCCTTTTCCAGCCCGCGCCGTATCGGTAAGGAGCCCGCGCCGTGGCCAACACGCGTACCAGTAGCACGAGCAGGAAGCCGCGGACCGCGGCACGAGCAGCGTCCCGTCCGTCGGCGGCCCGCGATGTCGTGGAACCGGAGGACTTCGACGACGAGCCGGACGTGTCGGAGGCGGAGGCCCAGGAGATCGAGGCCGTCAGCAAGCATGTGACGGGTCTGCTGTGTGGTGAGGATGTCCGCATCATTCCGCCGGGGGCGTGGCGGCAGTCGTGGCAGCGGCTGCTGAACCAGGGGCAGATCGACGCGTTCGCGAAGATCGTGCTCCACCCGGACGACTACGAGCTGTACGACGAACTCGATCCGACGAACGACGAGTTCGGTGAACTCATCAACGATGCTGCCCAGCGGGCCGGTGAGAGCCTGGGGAAATCCAGTGGACCCGCTCCGTCGTCGAGGCGCACGCGGAGGCGGTAGAAGCCGACCTGCTGCGCTACTACCCGGGTGTGGATCTCCTCGATGTGTACCGGGGTGCGATGTCGTGGCGCAGGCTGCGGGTGCTGATCCAGCATCTGCCGCCGGAGTCGGCGACGTTGACGGCGATGCGGAACGCGATGCCGCCGGAGGAGATCGCCGCGCAGGCCGAGACGGGCGAGCCGGAGAGGGCCCGCTGGTCGCAGCTGGAGCAGCTGCAGGCGTCGACTCTGGACGCGGTGCGCCGTGTGGAGTGGGTGCTGTGGAGCGTGAACATCGAGAAGAAGTCGGAGCGCCCGGATCCTCCGGAGCCGACTCGCAGGCCTGGTGCGGCACCGCGTAAGGCGAAGCCGAAGCTGACCGAGAAGTCCGCCGACAGGCTGTTCCATCTGTTGAACGGGGGCGCCGCGTAGGGCGCCGGGAGGAGGCTCCCGGTGCCCGCTATCTCCGTCGGCAGCGTCGAGGTCGATGTTCTGCCCAACGTGCAGGGCATCTACGGGCGCCTGCGCAGTGCACTGGTTCCGGCGGCGACTCGGGCCGGCCGGGATGCGGGCGATGCTGCCGGGCGCGCGTTCGGGCCGGCCATGCAGGGCCAGGTCGACGGTGTGGGTTTGCAGATCGGCCGGCAGATCGGCCGGCAGATCGCGAGCCAGGTGACGGCGTCGCTGCGGACTGCGATCCGGGACGGTGTCACTCAGGGCGGGCGGACGGCTCGTCCGGCGGCCACTCGGCAGGGTGAGCAGACGGGTGGGGCGTTTGCTCGGTCGCTGCGTGCTCGTCTGGAGGCGGCTTTCCGGTCGATGCCGCGTCTGGATGTTCGGCTGTCTGACACGGGCGTGGATGCGGATCTGGCCCGTCTGCGGGCCCGGCTGGAGACGCTGGCCGGGAAGACGGTCGGCATCGACATCGATGCGGCTACGGCTCGCGCTCAGGCTGCGGACATTGAGGAGCGTCTCCGCCGTATCGGCGCCGTGCACCCGAACGTAGCGGTGCGTGCGGACACGGCTGCCGCGATCGCCCAGTTGCAGGCTCTGCAGACGCAGATCGACGAGGTCACCGCCGATCCGGCCCGGATCCGGGTGGAGACCGACGGCACGTTCGGGCAGCGACTGCGCGCGCAGGTGCAGGCTGCTGAGGCGTCGCTGCCGAACATCAACCTGACCGCCGACTCGTCTGCGGCCGAGGTGGAGATCGCCCGGCTGAGGGCGCAGCTGACGGCGCTGCGGGACGTCCGGATCGGCGTCGACATGGACGCTGCGACGGCTACCGCCCGCATCGAGGCGATCCAGGCCCGCCTCCAGCGGCTTGCCGCGTCGGATGCCGATGTCGCGATCCGTGTCGACACAGCCGCGGCGGTGGCACAGCTGGCGGCGATCCAGGCGGCAGTGAACCGCCTGGACGGCCAGACGGCGAACGTGAACGTCAACGTCAGCGGCATGCAGATGCTGGTGACGGCGGCGCTCGCGTTCGGCCCGGCGATCATCCCGGCTCTGCCGGTGGTGGCGGCCGGCCTGGGTGCGGTGACTGCTGCTGCGGTGGCCGCGGGTGCGGGCATCGGGGCGATCGCTTTGGTCGCGGCGCCGGCGTTCAAGGGCATCGCCAGCGCGCTGCAGGCGCAGAAGTCTGCCCAGGATGCGGCGGCGAACTCCACGTACAAGGGCGGGGCGGCGTCGGGGCAGGGTGCGCGGCAGGCTCTGTCGGCTGCTGGCGCGCAGCAGTCGTTGGCGACGGCGCACCGGAATGCGGCCCGGCAGATTTCGCAGGCCCAGCAGGCTGTCGGGGACGCCGTCCGTAACGCGGCGGAGGCGAACCGGCGGGCCGCCGATCAGGTGAAGCAGGCGCAGCAGGGACTGGCGGATGCGGTGCAGCAGGCCGCGGACCGGCAGCGGGATGCAGCCGACCGTGTCGTGGAGGCGGAGCGGTCGCTGGCGGATGCCCAGCGCACTGCCCGGCAGGCTCAGGCAGATCTGACGCAGGCCCGCCGTGATGCGGCGGATGAGCTGCGGGAGCTGTCGGACCGGGTGGCGGGCGCCCAGCTCAGCGAGCGGGACGCGGCCCTGTCGGTGCAGGAGGCTGAGGTCCGCCTGCGCCAGGTGAAGGCGCAGGGCAGTAAGGCTTCGGCGATCGAGCAGCAGCGTGCCCAGCTTGCCTATGACCAGGCTGTGCAGCGGCTGAAGGAGCAGCAGCAGGAGACGAAGGATCTGTCGGCGGAGAAGAAGGCCGCAGACAAGGCGGGCGTTGAGGGGTCGGAGACGGTTCGGGATGCGCAGCAGCGGATCGCGGATGCGGACCGGGCGGTAGCCGATCAGCAGAAGGGTCTGGCGAAGGCGCGGCAGGAGCAGCAGCGTGCCGCGGTGGAGGGTGCGCGGAGTATCGCGGAGGCTCAGGCGAAGGTTGCCGAGTCGCAGCGGGCGGTGACGCGGACTCAGGAGGACGGGGCGCGCAGTGTGGCGCGGGCGCAGGAGAATTTGGCGGCGGCTCAGGCGTCGGCGGCGGATTCGATTGCGTCGGCGCAGCGGCAGATCGCGTCGTCGTCTTTGTCGGCGGCTGGCGGGATCGATCAGGCTGCGATCGCGCAGGCGAAGTACCAGGCGGAGCTGGACAAGCTGACTCCGTCGGCGCGGGAGACGTTCGACGCGTTCGTCGGTTTGCGGTCGGCGTTCGGCAAGTGGTCGAAGTCGTTGCAGCCCAAGGTGATGCCGATCTTCACGCGGGCGTTGAACGGGATGCGGAAGGCGCTGCCTGGTATCACGCCGTTCGTGAAGGAGGCCGCTGGGGCGGTCGGCGACCTTCAGGATCGGGTGTCGCGCGGGTTCAAGTCGCCGTGGTGGAAGTCCTTCAAGAAGGATCTTCAGGGTTCGGTGCGGCCCGCGATCATCGGGCTGGGTGTGTCGTTCGGTCGCGTTTTCAAGGGCATGGCCGGGATCGTGCAGGCGTTTTTCCCGCACATGGATTCGATCTCCGAGCGGATGCAGAAGATCACGGGCCGGTTCGCGAACTGGGGCACCAGCCTGAAGGGCAGCCCGGAGTTCGAGCGGTTCCTGGACTACTCGTCGACGATGGCCCCGAAGCTGGGCGACGCGCTCGGGAAGATCGCGGGCGCGTTCCTGTCGATCGGCCAGGCACTGTCGCCCGTGTCGGGGCCGCTGCTGTTCCTGTTGAGCGGTTTGGCGGAGGCGATCGGAATCATCGCCGAGGCCGCGCCGTGGATGGTTCAGGGCATCTGGCTCGCGATCGTCGCGATGCGGGTGTGGACGATCGCGCAGTGGGCTTTGAACGCGGCCATGTCCGCCAACCCCATCAGCCTGATCATCATCGGGATCGTTGCGCTCGTCGCTATCGGGATCTACGCGTTCAACAAGTTCCCGTGGTTCCGTGACCTGGTCCTCAAGGCGTGGGCCGGGATCAAGACCGCTTCGCTGTGGCTGTGGAACACCGTCCTGAAGCCGTTCTTCACGTGGTTCGGCGGCATCGTCGTCTGGCTGTGGCAGCGGATCATCCGCCCGTACATCGGGTTCCTGATCGCGTACTGGAAGACCGTCGCCCAGGTCGCGGTGTGGCTGTGGAACACGGTGCTCAAGCCGTTCTTCGTCTGGTTCGGCGGGATCGTTGTCTGGCTCTGGCAGAAGATCATCAAGCCGTACATCGGATTCCTCATCGCCTACTGGCGCAAGGTCGCCGACGTCGCGATCTGGCTGTGGAAGACGATCCTCGCACCCGCGTTCCGGGGCATCGGCGCCATCATCTCGTGGTGGTGGACGAACATCGTCAAGCGGTACTTCGGATTCGTCCGAGGCGCCATCAGCGTGCTCGGCGATGTGTTCCGCTGGCTGTGGCAGAAGGCCGTCAAGCCTGCTTGGAGCGGTATCTCTGGCGTCATCGGCACGATCTGGCGGGACGGGATCAAGCCCGCCTTCGACCGGCTGAAGGCCGCGGTCGGCAAGGTCGGTGACGCTTTCGAGGCTGCCCGTAAGGCGATCAAGATTGCGTGGGACAAGCTGAAGGGCATCGCCCGCACCCCTGTCCAGTACGTCGTGGACGTCGTCTACAACAACGGTATCCGCGGCGTGTGGAACAAGGTGGCGGGCGCGTTCGGGGCGAAGAAGCTGGAGAAGTTCACGTTCGCCCGCGGCGGCATCATGCCCGGTTACACGCCGGGTAAGGACGTCCACAAGTTCGTGTCCCCGACGGGCGGCCAGCTGGAGCTGTCCGGCGGTGAGGCCATCATGCGGCCGGAGTTCACCCGCGCGGTCGGCTCCGGTTTCGTCGGCGCCATGAACTCGATCGCCAGGTCCCGTGGCGCTCAGGGCGTCAAGGCGGCGCTGGCGCCCGTGTTCGGCGGCAACCCGACCACACCGACGGACCGGTCGCTGAAGTACGCGGGCGGCGGGGTCTACCCGGTGCAGCGGTTCGAGGACGGCGGCATTTTCGGCTGGATCGGCTCGGCGGCCTCCAAGGCTGCGGGTGCCGGCTCGGCGGCCTGGAACGGCATCAAGGCGGGCGCGTCGTGGCTCGGTGATTCGCTGGAGGAGTCGGCGCGGGCCGGGGTGAAGAAGGTCGTCAACCCGCTCCTGAAGTCGTTCCCGGGCATGGACACCGGCTTCGGCCGCATGATCCGCAAGGTTCCGGACCGGATCATCGACACCCTGTTCGGGTACACGAAGGAGGCCGACAAGAAGGGCGGCGGAGGCATCGGCGGCCCGAAAATCCAGGCCGCCACGCGGTGGGCGAAAACCCAGAACAGGCTGCCCTACCAGTGGGGCGGCAACGGCAACCCCAGCTGGGACTGCTCCGGTTTCATGTCCGCGATCGAGTCCGTGATCCGCGGGCAGAAGCCTCACCGCCGCTGGTCCACGCACGCGTTCAAGGGCGGCACCCCGCCCGGCTGGGTCAAGAACGGCCAGTCCGCGTTCAAGGTCGGTATCACCCATGCCGGCGTCGGCCACACCGCGGGCACGATCGGCAAGACGAAGGTCGAGTCCCGTGGTGGGGATGGCGTGGTTGTCGGGTCTCGGGCCCGCGGCTACAGCGACCGCCTGTTCACGTCCTGGTACGGGTTCAAGCCCGGCTCCTACGACTCGGGCGGCTACCTGCAGCCCGGCCTGAACCTCGCCTACAACGGCACGGGCCGCCCGGAGCCGGTGTTCACGACGGGGCAGGCCAACGCGTTGACGTCGATGGCCGGTCGCGGAGCGGCTGCGGGGCCTGCCTCCTTCCAGGGTGACCTGTACCTCGACAGCGGTGAGTTCCTCGGCCGGGTGCGGGGTGAGGCGCAGCAGGTCGTCGACCAGAACAACGGACAACTGCTCACGGCCCTCGGGGCTCGTCCGACACGGAGGTGATCTGTGGCGATCCCCGGGAATTTCCTTAGCCAGACGACGGAGTCGGTGGACCCGAACACCTCCGGGTGGGCGGCAAAGCTGAACTGCACGCTGGCGCTGGGTACGGGTGGCCGGAACGGCGACGGCTGCGTCCAGATGAAAGCGGTCGCGGCCGGGGAGATGCAGGCCCGTACCTACTCCTCCTATGCGGTCACCCCGGCGGAAACCTATTGGGCGTTCGCCGACGCCAGCAGCACCACGATCCCGGAACGGATCGGGATCCGCTGGCTGAACGCGAGCGGCGGCGAGATCAGCATCACGTGGTCGCTGACCACGAGTGCAGCCTCGTCAGCATGGCACCGCATCTCCGTTGGCGGGGCCGCCCCGGTGGGGGCGGCCCGCGCCCAGGTTCTCGTCTCCGCAACAGCCGGGGCACCCAACCAGATCCTGTTCTTCGAGAACGTCTACTTCGGCTATCCCCTCAGGTTCGCCCTCAACCTGCTCAGCTTCGACGCGGAGCAGCACGAGATCACCGGCACATCGTGGGCATCCGAAACGAACTGCGTGGTTTCCCGCACCGCCCCCCCTGTGCCGTGGCAGGTCGACTGGTACTACGCGGGCGGCGAAGTCCTCACCCTCACCGTCACCGCGAACGGCAACGCATCCGCCCTCTGCGCCGAGCGGCCCGCAGTGACTCCTGGGGTGGAGTACTTCGGGTACGCCTACCTCAACCCGCCGACCTCCGGCTCCGCATGCTGGGTGGAACTCCGGTTCTACAACGCGGGCGGCTCCCAGATCCAAGCCACCCGTTCCACGCTCGCGGCACCGGGCACCGACTGGTACCGGCAGACCGCATCCGCCGTCGCCCCCGCCGGCGCTGTGACAGCATCGCTGGCTGTCGGGATCACGTCCGGCACGGCCGCGCAGGTGGTCCGCAGCGACGGCGCCGTCGTCAAGCAGCGCACCACGTCCACCGTCAGCAGCGAACCCGACCCCAGCGTCGTTCTCTTCTCAGACGCCAACTTTGAGCAAGGCGTGGGCCAGTGGACGGTGCCGTCCGGGGTGGCAACGATCGCCCGGTCCACACCGTGGGGTGCGCAAACCTTCCAGGGCAGCTACAGCCTCACCGTCACCAGCAGCACCGCAACAGTCAGCACGATCCGGTCCGGCCAGTACGCGGTGACGGGCGGCGTGAACTGGCGGCTCAAGGTGGCAGCGAAACGCGTCGCAGGCGGCTGGACACTGGCCTCATCCATCCGCTGGCTCGACGGGGCACTCAGCCTGATCAGCACGACATCCAGCGTCGCAGCCGGCATCCCGTCCGACGGCTTGTGGTACATCCTCAACCAGGACTTCACCGCCCCGGCGAACGCGGCATTCGCGCAGATCGACTACACGCTCACCGCGACGTCCGCGAGCAGCACCCTGCAACTCGATCTTGTGCAACTGCTGCAGGTGCTGCCGGCCACGTCCGTTACGGTCGATGACGAGTCGGCGTCGACGCAGCTGACGGTCCGCGAGATCAGCTCCTCGCATCTGATGACCGTGTACCGGATCCTCGACGACGGGTCCCGGGCTTTGGTGCGCGGCACGGCCGGGTTGATCGAGTTGCTGGCTGTCGGCGCTGATACGTCCATCATCGCCGACTACGAGGCGCCGCTGGGGGTGCCGTTCTCGTACCGGATCGAGTTCTACAGCTCGACGACGGGCGCACTGGCCGAGTGGCGCACTACCGCCCTGTTCACGATCGATCCGGGTGACCGGAACTACGCCTGGCTGAAGGACCCTTTGCGGCCGCAGTTGAACCGGCGGGTGCTGGTCAGGCAGGCGCCGGACTGGCAGCAGCCGATCGAGCAGAACGTGATGCGGATCGCCGGACGTCAGAACGCAGTCGTCCTCTCGCGGATCCGTTCGGGCCGCGAGGGCTCGTTGACGGTGTGGACGCAGTCGGACGACGAACGGGAAGCCATGCGGTTCCTCATGGCGACCGGGAACGTCCTGCTGTGGCAGTCAGCCCCCGGTATGGGCGAGCCGGACGTGTACGTGTCCGTCGCTCAGACCAGCTATCCGCGTGTCACCTCCCATGCGCCGGAGTCGTGGCGGGAGTGGACGCTGCCGCTCACCGAGCAGGACCGGCCGACGGGCGGCACCGCTGGGTCTGCTACCTGGACGGTCCGCGATGTGGGCCTGGAGAACGCGTCCGTGCTGAGCCTGATCGGCCGCTACGCCACCGTCCTCGACCTGGCACTCGACCAGCGCACCGGAGGCTGAGAGGGGGCGGTCGTGTATCCCGTTCCTTCCTCCCGCTTCCTGCCCGCGCTGCGCGAGTCGCACGTCCCTTACACGCAGGTGCAGCTGCTGCGCGCGGACGGTGTGGTGCAGACGCTGGAACACGCGGACGGCAGCGTGACCGTGGACCGCGGCAGCGCGGTGCGCCGCACCTGCTCGGTCAGCGTGCCCGATATCAGCCTGATCCCGATGACGCCGACGGCACAGATGGCGATCTATGGTGGCCGGCTGCTGATCCGCCGCGGAGTCGTCTACGGCGACGGATCGTTCGAGTCGGTGCCGCTCGGGCTGTTCCGTGTCGACTCCGTGGAGGGAGATCCGGCGCTGGGCCCGGTCACCATCAACGGCTCCGGTCTGGAATCTGTTGTTGCGGATGACAAGTTTCTTGCCCCGTACACGACCCGCGGGGCGACCGCGGCGGTCACGGCGATCACCGGCCTGATCCAGGATTCGATCCCCGGGGCAGTGATCGTGAACCGGGCGTCGGATGCCACGTTGGGCACGATGACGTGGGATGTTCAGGGCGACCGGTGGGCGGCGGTGCAGGAGTGTGCGACCGCGATCGGCGCCGAAGTGTACGCGGACGCGGACGGCCAGTTCATCATCGCCGAGCTTCCGGACATGCTGACCGCCCCGGTCGCCTGGGATGTGGATGCGGGCGAGGCCGGGGTGCTGGTGTCGGCGAACCGGTCGTTCTCCCGCGAGGGCATGTTCAACGTCGTCGTCGCTTCCGGGGAGAACGCCGAGGACAACGTGGCAGCGGTGTCGGCGACCGCCTCGGACACCGACCCGACGAGCCCTACTTACGTGTCCGGGCCGTTCGGCAGGGTCCCGAAGTTCTACTCGTCGGCGACCATCATCAACTCCGGGCTGGCGCAGGGCGCCGCGAACAAACTCCTGCGGGACGCCCTCAAGCCGACGGCCACCGTCTCGCTCACGTCGCTGCCGAACCCGTGCCTTGAGCCCGGTGACGTCCTGCGCGTCACCTACGAGGACGGGCAGCGCGAACTCCAGCAGATCCAGTCCTTCTCCATCAGTCTCGGCCTGGACTCCATCACCATCGCCACCATCGGCGGAAAGCAGGACACCTGATGCCCGGCCCGTTCGAGGTGGCCGCCGGTATTGCGGCAGCCGCACGGCAGGCAGGCCGCGACGACCCCGAAGTGCGGCGGGGTGATGTGCAGTCCGGCACGGTCACTGCGGTCGGCGTCACTGCGGGCACTGTTGACGTCGGCAGTATCCGGGCCCGCCGCCTGGAGTCCTACCTGTCCCCGACCGTCGGCGACCAGGTGCTGCTCGTGCAGTCCGGCACCGGCAACTGGTGGGCCGCCGGCCGTATCGCTGGCGCGGCTGTCCCGATCGGGGTGGCGCGGCACGTGTACAAGACGAGCCCGACGGACCGGGCGAGCACGACCACGTTTGCTGACGATCCGGACCTGACGATGGTTCTGCCTGCGAACTCGGTCAACTTGGTCGAGTTCAACTTGTTCGTGGGCGGCCCGGCCAACGGGCTCATGGTCACGCAGTGGACGACACCCGGCGACGCGTCGGGGCTGAAGGGTGTTCAAGGGCCCGGCTCGGCGGCGACGGACAGCGCGGCGGACAACATCTCCGGCCGGTTCGGGTCGCACGGCTTTGGCACGTCCATCACCTACGGCCGCCGCAACGTGGCAACGAACCTGCTGTACGCGGTCGAGACGGGCGTCGTCTCCACCACCACGGGCGGCACGTGCGCGATCACGTGGGCTCAGTCCCTCTCCAACGCGACCGCTACCCGCATGGGCGTCAGCTCGTGGATGCGTGTCACCCGACTCAGCTAGGAGAACCACTGTGGCCCTTCAATGGAGCCAGCCCAGCACACCCGACTTCACGACACCGCCCACCGTGGACCTGTCCGCGATGAAGACCCTCGGCGAGTCCGGCGACAACGTGTCGATGACCGGGCGGATCTCCATCGGCGTGGAGGGCCCGACACCGGACGAGGCGACGGTTCTCGGCTGGCTCGACGTCGTCTACCAGGCGCTGAAAGCCGACGGCTGGACGGCGGACCTGCGGATCGAGCAGACGGCCGTGGTGCGCCGCAGCGCTGAGGAGGTCTGATGCCGACAACGGACACGTTCGGGCAGGCTTTCGCTGGCCTGGACTACGGTGACGTCCCCGATCTGAAGGTCATGGGCGACAACCTGCTGAAGATCGTGGGCCAGTCGGTGATGCGGTTCGCGTCCGCGTCCACCCGCAATGCGACGCTGACCGCGCCGGTCGCGGGCATGACTGCGTGGCTGAACAGCGAGAAAACTCTCACGATCTACGACGGCACGGCATGGGTGGCGGTCGCGGCCGGCACGCAGTCGTGGACGAACGTTTCTCTGGCGGCCGGGTTCACGAACAACGGCAACAGTAACGGGACCCTGCAGTACCGGGTGGTGAACCTGTTCGGGGAGAGCACGTTGATGCTGCGTGGCGGTATCAACGTCACTTACTCCGGCTCCCCTTCGGTGATCGCGAACGGTGGCGTCATCACGGGCACGGCGCTTCCTGCGGCGGCACGGCCGACGTCGCTGCGTTCGTTGACGGGTGCGTGCTCCACCACAAACTCGGACGTCCTGTCCGTGAAGTTGGACATCGCCACGGACGGCCACATCCAGATCGTCGGCACGACGTCGTCGACAGCGACCCCGAAGATCCAGCCCCCGTGGGTCAGCTTCAACGGCGTCTTCTGCAGCCTGTAAGGAGGCGGACGTGTCTACCGAGTGCAAGCTCTACCGAGGCGAGAAGCCGCAGATCATCCCGCCGAACACGTGGACGCTGGTCACCTACGAGAAGACGATCAGTAACGACCGGCACATGATGCGCGACTACGCGCTGATCATGCCGCCGTTCGACGGGCGGTTCCTGTGGTCGCGGAACCTGCGCTGGGCTGCTATCGCGATCCCCGGGGGCGACGACCGGCCCCGTCAGTTCATGTCGCGTTTCGTCCGCGACCCGCACGGCGTCCGTGACGACACCGGCGCCGACGACCGCGTCGCCACCCCCGGCCGCTCTTGGCAGACCGTCATGTGGCCGTTCGCCGGGCAGGCCGGGCAGCCGGTCGGCGTGGAGGTGTGGCACGACCACACCGAACCCTGGCCACTCGAACACGCCCAGTTCGTCGGCATGACCTGGGACTACTGAGAAGAAAGGGGCCCGCGCCATGGCCAGAACCGGACCGCAGAAGATCCCGGGCGCGTCGCAGTCGTACTTCTACGGGGCCGGGCAGTACTCCGGCTCCGATATGGAAGTGAACTGCGGCGTCGTCCACACCACCGAAGGACGAACGCTCCCCAGCTACAACGGCGGAGCCATGGCGCCCACCGTGACCGGCGTTCCCGACATCCCCGCCAAGAAGATTCGCTGGTACCAGCACTACGACGTCGACGAGTCCGCGCGTGCCCTCGCGAACAAGCTCGGCGGCGTCGCCACGAACACGGCGAACGCCTTCCAGATCGAACTCGTCGGCACCTGCGACGACACCAAGTCGACCACCTGGGGCGGCACGAGGGCTGGCGTCGACTACATCTACTGGCCGGCTGCCCCCGACTGGGCGCTCGCCGAGGTCGCGTGGCTGGTCCGCTGGCTCAACGCCAACCACGGAATCCCGCTGACCTGTGTGAAGGACTGGCTCGCCTACGGCAAGGACGCGCGCCGCCCCGGCATCACCCCGGCCTCCTACGGGGCGAGCCCGGCCCGGATGACCTTCGCCGAGTGGAACGCATTCAAGGGCTGGTGTGGGCACCAGCACGTCCCCGAGAACGACCACGGCGACCCCGGCTCGATGGATTTCGCGCGGGTGATCGCCCTCGCGAAGAACGGCACCACCCCACCCGAGGAGGACGACGTGGCCCTGACCGTGGACGACGTGAAGAAGCTTTGGACGACCGACAACGTGATCGGCGTGCCTGCCGACTGGTCGCCCGGCAACGACTACTGGACTGCGGCGTCGCTGCTGGTCGACCAGGGGAAGCGGCTGCGTTCCCTCCAGGCCGACCTGAAGGCCCTGTCGGCGGTGAACGGCGAGCTGGTGAAGACCGTCGCCACTCTCGCCGCGAACGTCGGCGATCTTGACCCGACCGCGATCGTCGCCGAACTGAAGGGCGCGATCGAGTCCGTCACCATCCACCTCGACGCCGACGGCGTCTGAGTAGGAAGCGAGAACGCTAATGAAGATCTTTGGCAGAGAACCGGTCGTCGTCCTGAACAGCCTCTCGGCCGTCCTCGGCCTGATCGTCTCCCTCGGCTTCACCGCACTGACGGCCGAGCAGGCTGGCGCGATCGTCGCCGTCGCCTCCGCGATCCTCGGTGGCATCGCTGCCGCGATGACCCGGCCGGTCGCTCCGCAGGCGTTCACCGCGATCGTCGCGGCCGGGGCGACGGCGGTGGCGGCGTTCGGGTACGAGGTCAGCCAGGGGACGGTGGGCGCGGTGAACACGCTCGTCCTCGCCGTGCTGACGCTGCTGACCCGCGTGCAGGTCACCCCATCCTCGCCGTCGGCGCCGACCGGCCCGCAAGGCGTCTGATCGGAGTCGCGCGTGCCGGATGAGCTGACGCTCGGCGAACTGGCCCGCCGCCTGGACGACCGCACCGGCGACATCCGGGACGACATCCGAGGCCTGTCCGAGGAGATGGCCAAGAAGGTCGACCAGCGGCTGTACGACATCCGGCACGATGCACTCGCCGCGCGGGTGGCGACGTTGGAGACGCTGCGGGAGAAGGACACGGAGAAGCTGGTCGCGACCAGGCGTTGGCTGATCGGTGCGGTGATCGTGCCACTGGTCGGCATCCTCCTCCCTGTGATCATCCTTCTGTCTCGGGGGGCTGGGTCGTGACACGGTCGGCAATCCGGGCGGAGGAGCGTCGAGGACGACACGGTGACATGTGGGTGGTCATGGGTGCGGTGGCTCTGGGCGCCGTGCTGGCATGGATCGTGCTCAGCGTTCAGGGACTGACGCACGAGTTGCGGATCTCGAACGAGGCGAGGGACGCACTCGCGCGGCAGGTTCAAGGCCTCGGGGAGAAGCCGGTTGCCGGACCACCAGGATCACGCGGGGAGCCGGGTGAGTCGGTGACGGGACCACCAGGACCGGAAGGGCAGCGGGGGGCGCCGGGAAGCCCTGGCCCGTCGGGCTCTCCAGGCGCGGATGGCGCCGACGGCAAGACCGGGAATGCGGGGGAGGCTGGCGCTGACGGCACACCGGGAGCTGTCGGGCCGACGGGCCCACAAGGCGAGCCAGGCCCGGCTGGCCCCCAAGGGATGCCGGGGCCCGCGGGTCCGCAGGGTGAGGCTGGCCCTGCCGGCGAGGACGGAACGGACGGCGAGGACGGCCAGACGTGCCCGGAGGGGTACAGCCTGCAGCCGCCGGCCGATGACCCGGATGCCCTGGTATGCCGCAGGGATGGTGCGCCGGATCCTGACGGGCCGGGCAACGGCAACGGCGGTCCGGAGGCTGCGGCGTTGGATCCGCAACGCCGCCTGTACATGTAGGAGGGGAAGGAGTGCCATGCAGCCGATCCTTGCTGTGCCGCGCCGGGATGACACGGCCGGCGACATGCGCTCGCTGGTCGGCCTCGGGCGGGCCGAGCCGCAGCCGATCCCCGCACCGGCGCCGCCTGCCGGGGGTCCTGTGACGGACCCTGGCGACGAGGAGGAAGCCGCGGCGTTGACGAGGGCGCTCGCCGAGGCTGGCGTCACCGCGACCGCCGAGGACCAGGCCGCAGTCCGGGCACTCACCCAGCTTGATCCGGCGACGGTTGCTGCCATGACCCGCTGGATGCAGACGAAGAAGACCAGGCCCGAGGTGGGTAAGTAGGGAGAGCCAGTGCTCGAACTCAAGGATGATGACCCGCCGCCGTTCTGGCTGTCGCCGAGGCCGTTCCTCGAACCCGACCTGCCGCCCGTTGAGGAAGACGAGTCCCCCTGACTCTTCGCGCGCGTCGCCCCGCTGCCTCACGGCGGCGGGGCGATCCGGCATGTCTGGTGGATGGGTTGCACGTAACCACTGGACGTGTAACCGGTCTTACCGGTTACAGTGGAGGCACAACTTCACATGCACCTCCCGGTGCGCAGGCCGCGGCTACTTCTTTGGAAAAGACGCCGCACGCCGACTCTGATCTCGGGAGGCACAGCATCGGGGGTGCCCGGTGCGCAGGCAGCGGATACTTCACAGTTAATCCATGGGTCGCGGGTTCGAGTCCCGCCCGGCGTCTAACGTCGGTAGCTCAGTCGGTAGAGCAATGGCACAAGTCCCGCAGCCGTCCTTGATCTCGGGCACCCCACTGCTGACCTCCCCTCCCATGTGAGGGGCTTTTTCATGACCCGCTTCAACCAGCGAGGCACCCGTCCCGCCGTCCACTCGCCCGTGACCACCACCGGTGAGCAGACCCGTACCCACGAAGGCGCCACCGGGCATCTCCGCGACGCGAGGAGCGAACTCTTCCTGCTCGCCGTCTCCAACTTCGTTGGCCAGGACGCCTTCTACGAGAAGGGCGGCCAGCGCGACGACCGATACACCCAGCTCGTGCGCAGGCTCGCCATCGAGGACCCCGAATGGACGGCCGGGTTGCTCAGCTGGCTCCGCGGGGAGGGCAACATGCGAACAGCGGCCCTCGTCGGTGCGGCCGAGTTCACCGCCGAACGCCTACTCCACGAAGCACCCGGCTACTCCCGGCAGGTCATCGCCTCCGTCCTCCAGCGTGCCGACGAGCCGGGCGAGATGCTCGGCTACTGGACCAGCAAGTACGGCCGCCGTCTGCCGAAGCCGGTGAAGCGCGGCATCGCCGACGCCGTCCAGCGGCTCTACACCGAACGGGCACTCCTCAAGTACGACACCGACTCCAAGGGCTACCGCTTCGGCGACGTCCTCAACCTCGTCCACGCCAGCCCCGACCCGGCGAAGACCTGGCAGGGCTTCCTCTTCCAGCACGCCCTCGACCGGCGCCACGGCAACGCCGACGAGATCCCCGAACCGCTGCACACCCTCCACGCCCGTGACGCCCTGATGAAGATGCCCGTCGACCGCCGACGTTCTGCACTCGGCGACCCCAACGTCACGGACCAGTTCGCCGATGCGGCCATGACGTGGGAGGCGCTGGCCGGCTGGCTGCAGGGGCCGATGGACAAGGCGGCCTGGGAGGCGATCATCCCGTCCATGGGCGTGATGGCCCTCGCCCGGAACCTGCGCAACTTCGACGAGGCCGGCGTCTCCGACGAGGTGGCCGCGCAGATCTGCGCCCGCTTCGCCGACCCGGAGCAGGTCGCCCGGTCCCGCATGTTCCCGTTCCGCTGGTGGGCCGCCTACAAGCACGCCCCCTCCCTGCGCTGGGCCCACGCCCTTGAGCAGGCCCTCAACCACTCGCTGACCAACGTGCCGCGCCTGAAGGGCAGCACGCTGATCCTCGTCGACCGGTCTCCGTCGATGTTCCCCGGCTACAGCTTCTCCACCCCGAACAGCTCGGACATCACGCTCGCCGAGCAGGCCGCAGTGTTCGGTGCTGCTCTGGCTCTGCGCGCCGAGAAGCCGACGCTCGTCGAGTTCGGCGGCGACTCCAAGAAGCTCGACGTGGTGAAGGGGGGCAGTGTCCTCAAGCACGTCGAGGCGTTCGGGAGGATCGACGGCACCGACATCCCTACCGCCGTCGAGACGCACTGGTTCGCCCACGACCGCATCGTCATCGTCACCGACGAGCAGACCCGGCCCGGGTGGCTTCCCTCCAACATGCGGGGCTACGGCGGTATGCGGGAGACCGCCATCGACGACCTCGTGCCCAAGGCGACCCCGGTGTACATGTGGAACATGGCGGGCTACAAGCCGGGCGCCATGCCGTCCGGGACGACCGGCCGGCACACGTTCGGTGGGCTCACGGATGCTGCCTTCCGGATGATGCCGCTCCTGGAAGCCGGGCGTGACTGCGACTGGCCGTGGATGCAGTCGGCCGCCTGACCGGACGACGGCGCCCTCGCTCCTGCTTCGGCAGGCCGCGGGGGCGATTCCTTGTGTCCTGACCGGTCCCCTCACCTTCCATAACTGTCCTTATGGAAGGTGAGAGGCGGTACGGTGAAACGGACTTCAACGACTCACTGGAGGCGCGATGTACGGCGGCGGGACCCAGCGGTACTCCCCCGATCATGACGAGGACGAGGACGCGGCGTGACCGGCAGCGAACTGGTGCCGATCGTCGACGCGGAACTCATCGACGACACCGCCGCCGCTACGGTCGAAACAGCGCCACAGACCGACGTCAACCGGACCCTGACCCACGAGGCCGTCGAAGACCTCGCACGCAGCGGCCGGGAGAACACCCGACAGACGTACGAGGACCGATGGAAGGCGTTCGCCAACTGGTGCGCACGAAACGGCCGCACACCGGGCCCGCCCACCAGCGAGGAAAACCTCACCTCATACGTGTCGCACCTGAAACGCCGCGACATCGACCCAGGCACCATCCGCCTCAGCATCGCCGCGATCCGGCACATGAACGCCCGCGCCGGACACGAGAAGACCCCCGACCAGGCCGCCGCCCTGAAGATCTACCAGGACCACCGGCACGCCTGGAAGGAAGCAGGGCGCGGCCAGCGATCCTCAGCACCTCTCGACCTGCAACGGCTACGGATCATGCTGGCCTGCTGCCCAGATGACACGCTCACCGGGAAACGGGACCGCACCCTCCTGCTGCTCGGCTACTACATGCGGGCCCGCGCGTCGGAACTGTCCAGGCTCCGCATCAGCGACCTCACCTTCGTCAGCGCGGACCTCCTCGTCGCCGTCAAACGCACCAGCAAGAACGACAAGTCCGACAAGGGCCGGGACTACGAGATCGACGACCCCGCCTGTCTCACAGCCGTACGCGGCTACCTCGCCGCACTCACCGAAGCAGGCGAAGGAGCCAGGCACTTGCCGCTGCTGCGCACGGTCGACCGGTGGGGACACGTCGGGCCCGTCAGCGACAAGGGATGGAGGTGGGGAATGACCCGGCAGGCCGTGAACGAGATCGTGAAACGAATCGCGGCCGAGGCCGGGCTCGACGTGGCCGACAACGTCACGGCCCACGGGCTGCGCGCCGGCGTTCCCACCGACCTCGGCGCGGCCGGGTACACGGCCGGGGAGATCAAGGCGATCACCGGGGACTGGTCGAGTACGGAGATGGTGGAGCGCTATCGGAAGGTTGGGCTGCGGCGGGCGGGCAGGCGAACCGAGGACGGCACGCGGGCCGGCGCGCTCAGCATGCTGCGCGTACAGCCACCAGAGGGAGCTTGAGCTCCATCTCCATGTCGAGGCGCGTCGCGGCCACATCGTTGCGGGCGCTGTGGGCGGCTGCCGCGTTGGATCCGCAACGCCGCGTGTACGCGTAGGCGGCGGGTGCTCTGTCATGCTGGGGCTTGCTGCTAAGGAGAGCCCATGATTCGCCGCCTGCTTCGTCGCCTGTTCCCCGGCGATGCCAGCGGTGGCGAGGTGCATGCATACCGTCCCACCGAGGGTGAGCAGCTGGCGATCCTGAGCCCCGGCCGCAGGGTCGACGATCCGGACGAGGCGGAAGTGCTGGGTATGACTGCGTCCGTGCGCCGCTTGCGACGCCGATAGGTCCACTAGTTCACCAGCACCGCGTGTACGCGTGATCTACCAGTCTGGGAGCAAGTAGTAGGTCGGTAGCAGTTGGGCCCTCGTTGCTGCCTTCGGGCGGCGGCGGGGGCCGCTTTTTGCTGCCCGAACGCGGGCGCTCACGCAGCCTCGACGACTTCGGCCCGTTTCGCCGCCGCCCACTCCGCAATCAGATCCTCGTACTGCCGCCGCTGCTCTGGGGTCAACCGCACGCGCGGATCCGTCCACAGCTCCCTGATCTCGGCGTTGACGGCCGCAGCAGAGCGCACGGGGCCAGAGGCCGGAAGGGTGGGGGGCATGACACCAGACTATCTAGCGAGGCAGGCAAACACTCATCGGCCACCGACGAAAACCCGCCCTCCCCGCAGCCAGCCCCACCCGCTAAGCTCCCCCTCATCGCCTCCGGGGCCCGAACCCCCGGGGGCGCTCTACTGCCCGGAGTAGGGAGCCACCCATGCTGTACCGCGTCACCTACCGCATCCTGCCCGCAGGAACCGGACCAGACGACTACGAGCCCGCCGACCTCGAAGCCGGTGAAGTCCTGGTCGACCTCGACGACCCGGAGCCTGTCGGCGTCATCAGCGGCGGCGACGTCCTGGCCTACGGGCCGCACATCAAAGACGTAGAGAAGGCCGTCCACGCTGCCGCGAACTTGAAGCCCGGCGACGAGCCGATCATCCGCACCTGGGACCCGGCCTAGAGTCGGCGCTCCGCATCCTCCAGCCGGGCCAGGTAGTACCCGTGATCACGCGGGAACCCGGCCAGCGCCGGCAAGGCTTCACGGAATCCGGCCGCCGCATCCGACCAGCGCTGACAGGCGTACGCCGCATCCGCCGCATTCAACCGGGCCCTGGTGGCGTCCAGCCAGTACAACCAGCCCGGCCGCTCCCCCTCATCCGGCACCCGTAGTGCCAGCCCGTGGGCTTCCTCGGCGAGGCGTACGGCACGGTCGCGTTCCCCGAGCTGGGCGGCCGCCATCGCCTCCTGATGCACGGCTACGGCCTCCGCTGCGGGGGACAGTGGGCGCGGGCCGGCGAACCTCGCGCCCTCCGCGGTCCGTAGCGCGCGCACGGGGTCGCCGTACTCCAGCGAGTAGTGCGCGCGGACGCGTTGCGCCCACGACGCCATGTCCGGATGCCCGCCGTCCA